AGTCATATTAATAATCTTCAAATAAAATTAATAAATGGTACTACGATTGCACTTAAGGGTGCAGATAGACCAGAGACTATGCGTGGTGTTAGCTTAAAGTTCCTTGTTATGGACGAGTATGCTGACATGAAGCCTGAAGTGTGGGAGCAAATCCTACGACCAGCACTAGCTGACCAAAAAGGTAAAGCTATCTTTATAGGTACGCCTATGGGACGTAACCATTTCTATGATTTGTATAGACATGGACAAGGTGATGATCCTACTTTTGGTAGCTGGCACTTTACTTCTTATGATAATGACCTACTAGACCCTGAAGAGATAGAAGCTGCTAAAGGAAGTATGTCATCCTTTGCATTCCGTCAAGAGTTCCTAGCTAGCTTTGAAGCTGCTGGTGGAGCTGTCTTTAGTGAGGACTGGATTGAGTTTGATACAGAAGAACCTGCGGAAGGAGACTACTATATCTCTGTCGATCTCGCGGGTTTTGCTGATATAGAGAAAGCGACTACATCCAAACAAAAGAAACTAGACACAACGTCTATATCTGTTGTTAAATGTGGGCCTGATGGTTGGTGGATTGATAATATAATCTACGGACGATGGGATGTTAAGAAGACAGCGGATAAAATCTTCCAAGCTGTACGAGATTACCAACCTCTTGCTATAGGTGTAGAGAAAGGAGCACTGAAAAACGCAGTACATCCCTATCTATTAGATAAAATGAAACAAGAGCAGTTCTTCTTTCGAGTCGAGGAACTAACTCATGGTAATAAACGAAAGACAGACCGTATTATCTGGGCTTTACAAGGCCGATTCGAGCATGGACAGATAACTTTAAACGAAGGTAAGTGGAATACAGAGTTCTTAGACCAGTTATTCCAGTTCCCTAATCACTTAGTACACGATGACTTAATAGATTCACTTGCATACATTGACCAGTTAGCTAAGGTTAGTTATGCGTATGACTATGAGGAAGACGAGTACGAATTTATGGATGCTATCGCAGGATATTAATTATGTCAGATGAAAATGTACTACTCCTTGAAGAGTCTGCAGAAGAATGGATCATGGAGAAGTGTGATGGTTGGCGTGATCATTATGAATCCAACTATGAAGAACGATTTGATGAATACAATCGCCTATGGCGTGGTATCTGGGCAGGAGATGACTCACTTCGTAAGAGTGAACGCTCCCGTATAATCAGCCCTGCACTACAACAAGCTGTTGAAAGCAGTGTTGCTGAGGTAGAAGAAGCTACGTTTGGTCGTGGTAAGTTCTTTGACATCCGTGATGACATGGACGATAAGGAACGTGGGGATGTTGAGTACCTAAAGAATGCTTTGAGTGAAGAGTTCTCTCTTAACAAGACACGTCAAGCGATCTCTGAATGTATTGTAAACTCTGCTGTATTCGGTACAGGTATTGGTGAGGTTGTCGTACAAGAGAAGACTCGAAGAGTTCCTACAACACAACCTGCTATGGATGGTCAAGTTGCCACCTACGGTGTTATGGAAACTAAAGAAGTTTCATGTACTGTTCGTCCTGTTCTACCACAGAACTTCTTAATAGACCCAGTAGCTTCCTCTATTGAAGAGGCATTAGGCTGTGCTATTGATGAGTATGTTCCTATTCACCAAGTACAACAGTTGATAGAAGAAGGTGTGTATGACGATGTGGACATTGATCCGTCCTCTTCGTACTCTTTCCTAGAAGCTAATGATGATATTGATGATTATGATGAAGATCGTATTCGTCTAACCAAGTACTATGGTTTACTTCCTCGTTCAATGTTAGAAGCCCACTTGTATTCAGAAGATGAAGAAGTTATTTCTCTATCTGAAACACTTACAGATAATGGTTCTAACTATGTAGAAGTAGTAGCAGTGATTGCTAATGGAACAAGTATCCTAAAGCTAGAAGAAAACCCTTACATGATGCAGGATCGTCCTGTAGTTGCATTCCCTTGGGATGTAGTACCTAATCGCTTCTGGGGACGTGGTGTTTGTGAGAAAGGATACAATAGTCAGAAAGCTTTGGACACAGAGTTACGAGCACGAATAGATGCACTAGCTCTGACTGTCCACCCAATGATGGCGATGGACGCATCTCGTATGCCTCGTGGCGCTAAGATGGAAGTAAGACCAGGAAAAACTATTCTTACGAATGGTAATCCTAATGAGATACTACAACCAATGCACTTTGGTAGTGTAGATAATATTACATTCAGTCAAGCTGAACACCTTCAGAGGATGGTACAGAACGCTACAGGGGCGATTGATAGTGCTGGTATCTCTGGTATGGTTGGTGGTCAATCGGCTGCTGGTGCTGTGTCTATGGGCCTTGGTTCTATCATTAAACGTCATAAGCGTACCTTGGTTAATTTCCAAGAGTGTTTCCTTATCCCGTTTGTACAGCAAGCTGCATGGCGCTACATGCAATACAACCCTGAGAAGTTCCCTACTGGTGACTTTAAGTTTATTCCTTCTAGCTCTCTAGGTGTTATTGCTCGTGAGTATGAGGTTTCTCAATTAGTACAACTACTACAAACAATGTCTCCTGATACTCCTATGTATCCTGAACTTGTTAAATCTGTTGTAGATAATATGAACCTTGCTAACCGTGAAGCTCTTATTGCTAAGTTATCAGAAGCTGCTAAACCAGATCCTATGGTACAGCAAGCTGCTCAGATTGATATGCAGCAGAAGGAAGCTTACATTGGAGTCCTACAAGGACAGGCTATGGAGTCACAAGCTCGTACTAATAAATATAATACTGAGACTCAGCTACTTCCTATGGAAGCAGAGACTGATCGTTTGAAAGTTCTTACTACCAATGTTGCTGATGGCGATGCTGATGAGAAAGAGTTTGCTAAACGGGCTAAGATTGCAGAGCTTGTATTAAAAGAGCGAGAGATCGAAAGCAAAGAAGCAATAGTAAATAAGCAAATGAATGATAATTAGTTCTTGACTTTATAGGAGATCTGTGCTAGACTCCTACCACTAAATAGAAATGAGAATCATTCTCAACTGCGTCCTAACAAGGAGAAACGCAATGATAACAGATACAGATCCTGAGTTAGAACGATATTACAATTCTTTAATTGATATTTTTCTAACAGAAGGATGGAAGAGTTTACTAGAAGACTTTACGGAATCGGAGGAATCTCTCCGAGACCTTGTCACTTGTAAGACTGAAAAAGAATTACACTACCGTCAAGGACAACTTGATATCATTGGAAAGCTACTAAGCTTTGAAGATGGTATTAAGAACTCTTATGAGGATTTCATAAATGATTCGAGTTTATGATTTCAAATGTAGTGGATGTAGTTACATAGAAGAGAAGTATGTACGCTCCGATGATCGGGAAAGTGTATGCTCTATATGTAACGAACTGTCTCAGCGACAACTAGCTGCACCCATGAGTAAGTTAGATCCCCTCTCAGGAGACTTTGCAGGGGCTACAATCAAATGGTCTAAGCAACGCCAAAAACAGCTGCAGACAGAACGTAGTAAATCTTGAGACTTCTTTTCGGAAGTAACCTCATTTATATAAATTCCATAATACTAGATAGTACGGAGCAAACATGGCACAATTTTTAGATGGCAACCAAGAACCTCAACTAGCAGACGATGAAGAATATCAATCCTTAACGGAATCACTTGAAGCAGCCTCTCCAGAAGAAGAGCAAACTGATCAAGAGGAAGAGGTACCTGATAAGTATCGGGGCAAGTCTGCTGCTGAATTAGTCCGAATGCACCAAGAAGCCGAAAAGATGGCAGGTCGACAGGGCAATGAAGTAGGTGAGTTGAGAAAGCTGGTAGATGAATTTATAGTAAATAAATCAGCCGCTAAAGAATCGGTACAGGAAGAGGTAAGTGATCTGGATTTCTTAGAGAATCCTAACGCAACCCTTGATAAGAAATTAGAAAACCATCCAGCTTTGAAAGCAGCTAAAGAAGCTACTGAGAAGTTAGCTAAGATGGAAACACGAGACAGGATCTTTGCAACCCATCCAGATGCGATGGATATAGTGAATGATAGTGGATTCCAAGAGTGGGTTGGTAAGTCTCAGGCTCGGACTAAGAAGTTACAACGGGCAGATGCAGAGTTTGACTTTGACGCTGCTGACGATTTGTTTACAACTTGGAAAGAACAACAGGAGTTAGTTGCAGGAGCTAAGGCTGCTACCGAAGGAGATCGTAAGCGTTCTCTTAAGAGTGGAAGTAATGGTTCAGCACGAGGCTCTGGTGAGACTACTAAGAAGTTCCTAAAGCGATCAGAACTATTACACATGATGCAGTACGAACCCGATCGCTACCTTGCTAACAATGACGTTATAATGAAAGCGTATGCAGAAGGTAGAGTTCGTTAATCTATTTTATATTAGGAAATTATTATAATGGCTACTTCAGTATATCCCGCACAAGGCGGCGTAACAAACAACACTACTTCTGCTAACTTTATCCCTGAGATTTGGAGTGATGAAATCATCGCTGCTTATAAGAAGGAATTGGTTGTTGCAAACCTAGTGAACAAAATGCCTATGTCAGGTAAGAAGGGTGATACTATTTTCATCCCTAAGCCTAACCGTGGCTCTGCTACTGCCAAAGTTTCTGGTACAGCAGTAACAATCCAAAACGATACTGCTAGTCAATTGGCTATCCTTATCGACAAGCACTTTGAATACTCACGTATGATCGAAGATATTACTGACATTCAAGCTCAAGCTTCTATGCGTAAGTTCTATACTGGCGATGCTGGTTATTCTTTGGCTAAGAAAGTTGAAGACGATATCTTCTTGTTAGGTAAGTCTGCTAACGGTGGTAACGGTACTACTTGGGCTAAGGCTCAGAAGATGAGTGCTACTGGTGTTCTTTCTGACTATGCTGGTACTGGTGCTTTAGCCTTTACTGATGCTGGTTTCCGTAACTTGATTCAGAAGTTAGATGATGCAGATGTACCTATGGATGGTCGTTCTTTGATCCTTCCTCCTTCTGCTCGTAACTCTATCATGGGTATTGATCGTTATACCTCTTCTGATTTTGTTGGTGGTCAAACTGTTGTTAACGGTAAGATTGGTAACTTGTACGGCGTAGACATTTACATCAGCAACAACTGTCCAGTTGACGGTACTGCCAAAGTTGGTATGTTGATGCATAAGGATGCGTTTGTGTTTGCAGAGCAGATGGCTGTTCGTTCACAGACTCAGTACAAGCAAGAGTTCTTAGCTGACTTGTTCACCAGCGATACTATCTACGGTACTGGTGTACTACGTGATACTTCTGCTGTCGCCATTGCGCTTCCTGCGTAAATGCATAGGCTATTGATTTAGCCTTCTACAAAGGGAACTACTTAGACTTCTAGGGAGTTCCCTTTTCTTTTACTTAAGGAAAGATCATGTCTACATTTAAACAGAAGAAAGAATTAAATTCTCAGATTGCTGCAGCAAAGAAAGCTGGTAAATCTGTTCAAACTATTGGTAAGTTACAATACAAATTAAATCAACTAACTGCTAACCCTAAAGGTAATGCTGTTAGAAGTAAATCTACTACGAATAAAGAAGGTAAAACTGTTAAAGGTTCTGTAGTTAAAACAGGTACTGGTGGTACTGTACGAAGTAAAGTAAATCCTAATCGTACAACTGGAACACGCATCATATCTAAAGGTATTCCTCGTCCTACAAAGACAGGGGGACATCCTTCTGCTCGTTCTGCAGCTACTACATCTACTGGCCCTACTTCACGACCAGTGAATAAGAATCGAGTTAGAACTTCAGGTGCTCCTCACGCTAAGATCATTAAGAGTGCTTTACCTTCAGATAACACTTCTCCTAGGTATACATTCAGCGCAAAAGAAGATTATTCTAAAGTTCCTCGCATCAAGGGCGTACTTCCTGCTAAGAAGTTTCAAACTAAGAGAGAGCAGTTAGAATCATTCCGTAGGCGTCTTAACAAATAAGCTTAAGGCTA